AGAGCAACAAGGGTCCAATCCATATGCGGGATACGGCGCGAATAGACGCCCGCATTCCTGTTGAGCGAGATCAGCGGTCTGAATACATCAATCCGACTGATGCCGCTATTGCTATAGTCTCTGTCAAGCAAAGTTCCGTGTCTTTGGCGAATGAGTTTGGCACATCAAAGATGGATGCCCAGCCGTTTCTAAGGCCAGCATTGGATTCAAACGCATCTAGAGTGCTTGCCAATGTGAGCCAAGAACTCGCCAACTTTATACCGGCACACGCGAGAAGACTGAATAGAAAGAGGAAGTAATGTCAAACATTGCAAGACTTGGTGTTGTTCTCGCACTTGATACTGCGCTGTTTACCGCTGCCGTTCAAGAGGCAATCAATACCAATGTAAAACTCAAGAGTTCTATTCAGCGCGAGTCTAAGGCGGCAGAGAAGGAGATTCAGAACCTCAAGTATGCGATGGAGGACTACGGTAAAGAAGTCTCCAAAGTAACGCAGGTTGAGAGAGAACTAGAGGCAGGTAGGTTTAAGAGTCTCAAGGGTACAGACACTGCACAACGTCTATTGGATCAGGCTCGGGCATACGATCAGATCGCAAAGTCCAGCAAGGATGTAACAAAAGGACTCAACGACCAGCAGAAACTGGCTCTGACCTACCAGACCACCGACTTCATCACGCAGATTGCCAGCGGTCAGAATGCTCTGATTGCAATGCTCCAGCAGGGCGGTCAGCTTAAAGACCAGATGGGCGGCATCGGCCCGATGTTCACTGCAATCCGCATGGCTTTGACGCCTATGGTGCTGGGCATGACGGCAGCGGCTGCGGTAATGGGGACGCTGGGGCTTGCGTTCTACCAAGGCGCGAAGGAATCCGCTGAACTGCGAGATCAATTGATCCTGACAGGCAACTATGCAAATCTAAGTCAACAGGCTTTCCAAGACCTTGCGGATACGGTCAGCACAAAGACCAACCTGTCCATCGGCAAGACCAAAGACATCCTGATGGAGTTGGTCAAGTCGGGCAAGTTCACAGATGAAAGCATGGGGTCTGTGGCTGAAGCGATCTCTATTGTCGCCAAGCTATCAGGTGAGACTGCTACTGAGGTTGCTCAGAAACTGATTCCTGCGTTTGACGGTGGGGCTGGATCAATCAAGTCTTTGAACGACAAGATGCATTTCTTGACGTTGGAGCAATACAAACACATTGTCCTTCTTGACAAGCAGGGAAAATCACAAGAAGCCGCCAAGATTGCTGCTGATGCATTGACTCAGAAATATAAGGAACAAGGCAGAGAAGTCAGTGATCTAGAAAGCATTTGGAGCAAGTTTGGCAACACTCTTAGTTCTGTTTGGGACACCATTAAGAAAATCGGGGCCAGCAAAGACTTGGAAGATCGTATCGCTATTCTTCAAGAGCAACTTAGGGTAATGGTCGAAGCCCCAATGCTTTCGCCAGAAGAATCTCCGATGGCTGGAGCAACCGCAAGAGCAGCTTTACAGGCAGAACTTGATGCACTTTTGGAGAAAAAGCGCCTCAAAGATGAGCAGACAAAGAAAGCACAAGAGCAAACTAGGCTTATAAAAGATCAGCAAGAATTTGGGCAAAAACGCATTGACATTGCTTTTCAGGCCGATCAGCAAATGCTAAAGAATAAGTTTGATTTGGAAAAGCAATTCGCAAATGATTTCCAGCGTATTGACCTAGAAACGCAACAAGAAGCACAAAGACTTATCGATGAAACCAAGAAAAAGGACATTGATGAAGCGGGGAAACTTGCCAAGCAAAACGCAGAGAAGTTGTCCGCTGATTTATATGCGCTTGATGTAGAGGCACAAGCAAAACGCACAGAACTTATCAGGAAAAAATACACCGCAGAGTACAACGCTTGGAGAGAGTTGCAAGATGAGTTTGATCAAGCCTGGGGGCAAGAGAACGCTCGGGTTGATGCTGCAAGAAAAGCGGCAAGCGATCGTATAGAGCAGGAACGAAAATCTATTGAGTACGATATTGAAAAGGCAAGCCTACAACAGGCTTTGATTGGGCAATCAGAAAAGGTTGTTCAGTTAGCCATGCTTGAACTTGAGACAAAACGACAAATTAAAGAAATTGAAAGCAATAGAGACCTTACTGATAGCGACAAGGCAAAACGTATTGAAGAAATTTTTCGCAATCAAACAATGAAGAATGTCTTTATTGATTTGCAAGACAACATCAAAAGGACTCAACAGGTTTATGCAGCTGTATTCGGAAACATGGAACGCGCGCTAGAGAACTTCGTTCGTACTGGCAAGCTGTCGTTCAAGGACTTGGCTCGGTCGATCATTCAAGACTTGATTGCGATAGAACTTAAAGCATCTGCTGTTGCATTATTCCAGTTCTTCAAGAATATGATCCCTGGTCTAAATGCCAGTGGCGGCACAATCACAGGTGGCAGCGGACTGAAATTCACTCCTCGCGCATACGGAGGTCCAGTCAACTCCGGTAGCCCATACATGGTTGGTGAGCGTGGTCCAGAGATGTTTGTTCCTCGATCATCAGGCACGATCATTCCGAACAATGCGATGGGCTCTATGCAGGCTCCACAGGTAGTCAACAACTACAATATCTCTGCTATTGATGTGAAGTCCTTTGAGGATCGAATCATGGGCAGTTCAACTGCAGTCTGGGCAGCGAACGCTTATGCCAACAAGTCTCTGGCTATCGGGCGAGGTAGAGCATGAGTTTCCAAACGATAGTCGATATCCAGCAATCCATGACGGTGAACAACCGTAGGATGGTAGGACAACAAACATCCCGAGGCGGGCAGATCAGAACTGCTCAGTACCTCACCGCGGTGCCTTGGGTGTTCACCATCGTTCCGCACAACTACCTCTACTACCCCCAGGTCAGAGACGTTATCCAGACGATTGACAACCTCGACCGACAGACTCCCGCGAACATCACGTTCTCGAGTACAAACCTGTCTTGGTTCACTGCTTACCGAGGCGGCTTGTCTGGTGCCCAGGCGGCGGCTCTGACTCTGGCTTCTGTACCTGCTGCAAACGCAACGACCATCTCTATTGGCAACCTCCCGGCTGTAGGATCGTCTGTAGTCGTTTTGGCGGCGGGTGACTTCATCCAACTGGGCTCATACGTTTACAAGATCACTGCGGACGTTCTGAGGGGTGGGGCGGCTACTGTGAGCGCGACTATCCATCGGCCTGTGATTGGAACTCCTGCTACGGGCACTCTGACCGCTGTAGGCTCTGCTGTTTCGTTTCCTGTGTATGCAGAGCAGTGCCCGACCTATACACTCACACCAATGACTAACGGGGCCTTTGTTAACTGGGATGGTCCGTTTGTCTTTCGGGAGAACGTAGCCCCATGACCACGACAATGAACGCACTCAACAGTGCGAATATAAGACACGCAGAGTTTGTCAGGCTTCAGATTGGAAACCCTGTCACATCGACTTATTCATTCTGCAACGCCGCGGCACCCATCACGGTATCGGGCATCACGTTTTCCAATCTTGGAATGCTGCTGAGTCTCGGGGATATTCCTCAAGACATCAAAAGCACTTCAGACGACATCACGATCAGTCTTACTGGGATCGATCCAGCGAACATTGCGCTGATCCTGTCGTCGAACATCAAGGGTTCATTGGTAGAGATTTGGCGAGGCTTCCTAGATTCCAACAACCAGATCATCACCAGCCCCACGACTCAGTTCTTTAAGAGATACACGGGGATCATCAACTCGGTTGGCATCTCTGAGGACTTTAACGATCAAGTCAGAAGCCGTGTAGCGACCTGCACGATTGCCTGCACCTCAATGAGGAAGGTCCTCGAGAACAGAGTTGCTGGTCTCAGGACGAACCAGAAGTCATGGCAGTTCTTCTACCCTGGCGACACCTCGATGAACCGGGTAGCAGCGATCTCCAACCAGTACTTTGACTTTGGAGCGCCCCCTCAAACTGGCAGTGTTAGTTCTCCTAGCGGGGTTGACCCGACTCCAACCTTTATAGAAGGTTCTGGCGCGTGATTCGTTTGGCATGTAAGTTTGATGTCCCCGTCTTAACGGAGATGATGCGGAAATACGCCGCTGAGTCCCCTATTGAGATGCTGTCCCAGAAAGAGCATCACGATCACGACTACATCAAGACTGTTCTCGAGTCGCTTATTGTTGGTCGAGGGTTTGTTCTGATTGATGATCAGATGAGGGGAATGCTGGCCGCGATCATCACGCCTAACTTCTGGTGCCCTACGGTTGCAGAGATCAAGGAAGTTGCTTGGTGGGTTCACCCAGAATACAGGAACAGCACGATTGGCGGCAGACTGTTCTTTGAGTTTGTGAAGCACTCCGAGAGACTTATACGCGAGAAACGTGGGGACATCGTATGTGCATCCCTTATGCACACATCCAGTGTAGAGAGTCTGCCTGGGTTCAAGAAGATTGAAACGACATTTGTTAAGGAATAAGACATGCCAGCATCGATAGTTCTTGCTGCAATTGGAGCGCAACTTACCGGTGTAGCACTTGCCGCCGCCACATTTGCGATCAACTTCGCGGCTTCTTACATCATCACCCGCGTATTCGGTCAGCAGGCATCCAAGCAGCAAGACAGCGGAGTACGGCAGCAAGTACCTCCGAGTTCTACTAATTCCATCCCAGTGGTCTACGGAGATGCCTGGATGGGCGGAACTTTTGTTGATGCGGTCCTTACGACTGATCAGCAAGCGATGTATTACGTCATGGCGATTTCCAACGTCTCGCCAAATGGTCAGTTCACTTACGACAGAACCAAGTTCTATTACGGCGACCGACTCATTACGTTTGACGGAACTGATCCGACCAAGGTTGTTTCTTTGACTGACGGGGCCGGTAACGTAGATACCAAGATCAGCGGTAACCTCTACATCAACCTCTACACCTCCACTGCTGCTGGAACCATCACCAACGTCACCGGGACTGCTCCATCCACGTTCATGGGCGGGTCGGATATTGCTGCGGGCCTGCGATGGACTGGAACTCGGCAGATGAATGGCCTGGCGTTTGCCATCATCAAGTTGATCTACAACCGGGATGCGGGAACAACTTCTCTCCAGCCTGTCACCTTCAAGGTCAAACATGCACTGAACGGCACTGGACTCGCCAAGCCTGGGGATGTCCTGTTTGACTACCTGACGCAGAACTACGGTGGTGCGGTACTTCCTGCTAACGTCAACTCCACTTCCTGTGCGGCTCTAAACACCTACTCAGACGCCACGATCTCGTATACGCCCTCTGGAGGCGGCTCGGCGACTCAGGCTCGGTACAGAATCAACGGAGTCATTGACACTGGCAGATCGGTGCTGGACAACGTAGACAAGATTCTGGTGTCTTGTGACTCATGGCTGGCCTACCAAGCCTCTACAGGCCAATGGGCACCTGTCATCAACAAGGCAGAGTCCACTGGGTTTGCTTTCAACGACAGCAACATCATTGGAGACATCAAAGTCTCTGTGGTTGATCTTGCTTCGTCCATCAATCAGATCGAAGTTTCGTTCCCGTTCAAGGACAACAAGGATCAACCGGAGTACGTTTTCCTCCAGACCCCATCAGGGCTTCTCTATCCCAATGAGCCTGTAAACAAGTACACGACCAGTTTTGATCTGGTAAACGATTCCGTACAAGCCTCATACCTTGCCAACCGCATCCTTGAGCAAGCCCGTGAAGACCTGATCGTTTCCTTCTCAACTGCCTACACCGGGATTCAAGTTGACGCTGGGGATGTGATCTCAGTAACCAATACGGCCTACGGCTGGTCAGCAAAACTATTCCGCGTCACAAAGGTACAAGAAGCGTCACTTCCTGACGGCAACCTCGGGGCCAGGATTGAGTGCTCTGAATACAACGCTAACGTATATGACGACGGAACTATTACCCAGTTTTCGTCAGCGCCAAATAGCGGGCTTGCGTCAGTTTATTACTTCCCTTCATTATCTGCCCCTACGTTTTCGGAAGAAAAGCCCTCAGATAATCCGCCAAAATTTAGCGTTACATGCCAACTACCTTCTTCTGGAAGAGTAACTTCTGTAAGTCTTTTTTACACAACGGTAGCATCACCAACTCAAACAGACTGGAAGATTTGGGCAACTCAGATTTCTCCCAACTCTCAGCCTTTTACACAGGGTGTCGCACTTAAGTTCACTGATGTCATTCTTGGCACAGATGATTACTATTTTGCGTTCAGCGTTGCCAATGAAATTGGTTCTTCTGAACTGTCGGCAATGTCTGCTAAGTTTTCTTGGGCAACCATATCTTCAGCAACATTCATCGCCAGTTTCCAGCCCGCAGCGATCCTTGTCCCTAGAACAGGCGGCACCCCATCATTTACTGGGATCATCACTCAACTATTTGGTTCTAATGCTACGGGGCCAATTGAGTTTGTTACATCCCAAACAGATGCAGATGTTGCATTTGTAGATAACACATGGCGCATTGGAGGAAGTGACGTTACAGGTAATGCAGACATCACCACAACTGGTGGTCTTGTCATGGGCAGCATTACAGATGGTGGTAGTTATGCTCAGTGGGGCGCACCTACTGCAATGACCACTACTGGTGCCACTCTGTCTGTTCCTGTTCGATACAAAGACCCGAATGGAAATGTCACTCAATACTCAGCGTCTAAGGTTTCGTTTACGTTTGCGGACTCTGGGACTAACGGAACTCGCACCGCTCGACTACAACTCTATCAGTGGGCTTCTAGCACTCCAACGACTTTCCCGTCTGGGACAAGTACCTACACTTGGGCAACTGCGACCTTTACTAACCCGACACTTAATGGCTGGAGTCAAACACCTGGGTCTGGTGCGGCTGGTCAGAATCTGTATTCTGTAATTCAAGAATACGCTGATACAGCGACAACGGCAACATCAACGGTCACATGGACTACCAGTACTACGTTCATTGTTGGATATGCAGGAACCAATGGAACCAATGGTACAAACGGCACAAACGGGACCAATGGAACAAACGGATCAAATGGCACAAGAACAGCAGAATTGACTTTATATCAGTGGGCATTTAGCGCTCCTACTGTTTTTCCATCTGGAACCAGTACCTATACATGGGCAACCGCATCATTTACTGCGCCATCTACACCCAACAGTTGGGTACAAAACCCTGGAAGTGGATCAGCGGGGCAGACTCTTTATTCTGCAACTCAAGCGTATTCAGATACTGGGACAACATCAACATCTACGGTTAGTTGGGCAGTTGCTGTTGCAAACATTGTTGGTTATTCGGGTACAAATGGAACCAATGGCACGAATGGAACCAATGGCACGAATGGCACTAATGGCACAAATGGCACTAATGGTATTAATACGGCCACAGTAGCTCTCTATGCAAAAAATACCAGTGCGGTAACAGCTCCTGCGCCGTTCTCAGGTACTTTTACTTATACTTTTAGTACCAGTGTTTTGTCTGGCG